GCAGGCCAGGCACGTCCACCTGGTAAACAAACTTCTTGCTGTGCCCAGCGTCGGGACCGAAGCGGTACAGTGTCCCGCTCTTGGCCCCGCGCACTGTCCGCGTGCCCAGGCTCACGCCCGTATACTCCATCAGCACGGATCCGCTCTGCGTGGCCTGCGCGATATTCACCTCGCGCTGCTGTATCGCTGACTGCGCCGCGCCGCCTACGCTGGCCTTAGCAGACGACTTGCCGCCGCCGCCCCCGCATCCTCTGCAACCCATAAGTTTCGCCCCCTTTCGGGCAATGTACTCGCCCCACTTCTTCCGCAGCATGGCTGCGTTCCGCTTGCTTTGCGCGTAGGCGTCCTCGCGCCGCCGCCCTGACCAGTAGCGATAGCACCATAGCGGCTCCGCCACCCGCGTTCCGCATATCCCCTTCGTGCCCAGCGCGAAGAAGAAGTCCCAGTCCTCCCAGCCTAGCGCTTGCGGATCGAAGCCGCCAACGGCCTCCCAGTCCGCCTTGTTGAATAGGCAAGTGATAGCCCACGGCTGGCCCTTGTAAAGCAAGTCCATAAGCTCGAACTCCGGCGTCTCCTTGCGGGTGTTGCCGCCATCCTTGCCTATCTCGTACCAATCGGAATAGGCGTAGCCGCCATGCTGCCCCTGTACGGCCATCATCCTTTCGAGGAACGTCGGCATGAGATAGTCATCGGCGTCCAACAGCGCAAAGCGCGGGGCTTTGCTTGCTGCGATGCCGATGTTGCGAGCTGCTGCTGGGCCGCTGCCCGGATGGAGGGTTTCCAGGCAGCGAACCCAGGGGAAGCCACTGAGGGAAAGTGGCTTGCCCGTATCGTTCACCACAATGCACTCCCAAGAGTCCACCGTCTGCGCCAGCACCGAATCGAGCGCGTCCTTCACGATGCTCTCGTGGCCCGGCCCCACGGGGATCACGATGCTAATCGTCGGCTCGGCGAAGGTCTTGACCGGCCACGACATCTTGTTAGGCGGCTCGCCGACACTGCCAAAGGGCGTCAACTCCCGCTGCCGTGCCCAGGGATACCACAGCGTACAATCCGGCCAGGCTTCGTTGTGGCTCATAGACTCAGGGCGGTTGCGATAGATCAGCGTCGGGTAGGTGCTGACCTTGTGCGCCCGATAGCCGTAGCTTGACGCCCGACACCAGAAGTCGTTATCCTCGGAGGTTTTGCACCGCTCACGGTAGCCGCCGATGCGTTCCCACACCTCGCGGCGATACATCGAGGCGTAGGGCAATTGGTTCTGATTCGCCACGCCATCGGGCCTTACTGACATCTGGCGCTCCCAGGACATTTCCCCCGGCCAGCCTGACACGAACGACTGCTTTCCCTCCTCAATCACCTGCATCGCGCCGTAGGCGATGCCATAGCCCGGCTGCTTCTCCAAAAAACCAAATAACACTTCCAGCGCCTTGTCGCCCAGCATATCGTCGGCGTCGAGCGGGATGATGTATTTTCCTTGCGCCTGTTGAATGCCAAAGTTCCTTGCGCCGGCCAGATAGAGATTGCGCGGCGTCTTCACATAGCGAAATCGTCGTTCTCCGGCTGCAAATTGCGCCACAATATCCGAGCAATCCTGCGGGGAGCAGTCGTCAACCACGATACACTCCCAATCGGCCATCGTCTGGTGCCGTATGCTTTCCAGACAGTCAGGCAGATACTTCTCAAGGTTGTAGCACGTAACGACGACCGACACCTTTGGTCGAGGCTCAAGGCACTCAGCCGCTTCTCGGTAGATGCTGGCACAGTGCTCGATGCCCTTAGACCACGGGAAGCGCCGCAGCGCGTCCTCCCGCGCGGCCAGGCCCATCTCGTTGCGCCGCGCGAGGACGGCGTGAAGCCCCGCTTGTAGTTCCTCATAATCCCCCGCTTTGGCGAGATAGCCCGTCTCGCCCTGCTTGATTATGTCTAACTGCCCGCCGAATGCCCAGCCCACGACTGGCACGCCCGCCGCCAGCGCCTCGATTGTACCGATGCCGAATGTCTCCCGGCTGGTACAGAGATAGACCGCCGCGTGGCGTATGAGGTCGCGGGCCTGCTCATAAGGGCCGCGCCCCGTCAGCTTCACGTTGGGGAGCCGTGGCCCGAACGTGCTGACGAATTGCAGCTTGGGGTTCGCTGTTGCCAGGCCCGCCACCGCCGCCGGGTCGCACACGGGATCAACCCGCGTCTTATTCCAGAGGATATAGCCCTCGTTGCTGGCTGGCTCCCACATCGCAGCGTCAACGCCCGCATACATCACCCGCGCGTCTATGGACATACCGCGCGCCAGTTGATTCGCTACCCACGCCGATGGGCAGGTTACGATGTGGGCGCGACGCAGGTTCTCGATGACATTGGCATTCAGCACCCACTCGAAGCGGCTCCACGCTTGCGCTGCCGTATTGTACAGGCCGTGATTATGGACGACCAGCGGCTTGAGCGTATTCACCACGTCGCCCGCGTGCGTCGCCACTATATCGGCCTCAGTCTCTTGTAACACCGGAATGATGCCGTGGGCAGGGAGCATCTCGCGCTGCCTGTCAACCCAACGCCGAATGCCGCCCTCGCCTCTGTCCGGCCCCTCGAAAAAGGGCCGGATGTAGACTTTCAGGTCATTCACCTGGCTTCACCCCGTTCAAGCTCTCTCCCCCAATATGCCCGAACGCGCCCCACTGCCCCGTGTCCATCGGCAGCACGATGTCTGGCCCCTGCTTCTTGGCGAACGTGCCGCACATCCACAGCTCCGTCTCCCCTGGCGTCAGCCCCTCTTGATATGGCTGGTATGCCTCGATGAACCGCCGGTGTCTCAGGGCCGCGTGCCCAGAGAATACGTAGGTATCGCTGCCCTTCCGCAGCTTCCACCATAGCCGCCCGGCGCTGGTGATTATCTGGCCCTCGATGCCAGGCGAGATGTATCCAAGCCGCACCATGCCCACATCGCCGCGCTCCTGCAACATCTGGACGGCAGGGCGCAGGTCATAAGGCCGCGCAAGCTCCCAATCGTCCTCAAGCCAGAGCACGAAGTCGGCCCGCTCCATGCACTTCTTGGCCCCTAGGTTCATTGACGCCGCCACGCCCGCGCGGCTGGAATTGCTGACGGTCGTGCCCTCTGGTAGTTCTGCCGTGAGCGCCCCGATGTGTCCATTCGGTGAACCATCGTCGGCGATGTGCCACGTCAGGTTCTCATACCCCAGGTTCGCCTTCACACCACGGATCGTCCGCAGGGCCAGGTCGGTGCGCTTGTAGGTGATTAGCAGGACGGCAACTGTCGGCCAATCGCTCATGTCCCCCTCCTCCCCCACGTCTGCCAGTTATCAATTGAAAGTATCAGGTCGTGTGTCGTGGCGAGTAGGGTCTGCATATCTTCCCAGGGTGGGACCGGATCGCCGAAATAAGTGAACGGTCCAGGCACGACGGTCTTGAACTCGCTCCCATGCCAACTCACGCCCAGCGTTTCGATGCGCTCCAGCCAGCCCGTCCTTGCCAGATGGGACAGTAGAACGTACTCGTAACCCTCGATGTTCAGGCTGGCATGAGCGATCTTCTGTGCAGTCTGCCTTGCCATGAACTCGCTGAACTCCATCATCTCGCCTTCGCACCAGTATTGCGGGTCTTCCTTGAACTCGATGCCACCCTTCATGAATGTGCAACCATCGGACGTATAGAGGCACATCGGGAGCGTGCCGCTTCTGTCGCCTAGGCCAAAGGGGAAAATACGGACGTTAGGCATGCTTCCGAAACGCTCGCGCAGTTGCCTGATCGCCCAGTCCTGCGGCTCGAATAGGTAGAAGACGCGCTCAGGATGCACATCTATCAGCAGTTGCGTCGTAGTGCCGCTGTAAGCGCCGATGATGAAGATTGGCGCGTCGCTCGGCCTTAGCAGCCCGCGAAGTGGCGTGCTCTCACGATGCCAGCCCGCCTCGGACGGCAACGTGGGCGTTCTATTCAGCGCAGGGAATTGCAGGGCGCTCACGGCTCGCACCTCCCCCACTTGCCCTCTATCGGCTCCCACCGCTTGTTGAATCCCTCTCGCACCTCAGCGATGGCCGTCGGGTAGACCATCTGGTGCTTCGTGTATTGCTCCTCGTGTTCACGGTGCCAGTAGAGCACCCCGCCGTCAACGTGTATCAGGTGAATATCGTCGGGATGTTGGAGCGCCCAGTTCATGAAGATATGGTCGCAGGCCCCGACACCGCTTTCCGGCGGATAGCCGCCCGTATGCTTCCACAGCGCCTTGTGAATCATCGCGTGGCCGCAGGGAAGCGATTGCTTCTCGCCCGTGCTGTACTCTATGTCCACCCAGTAGAAGCCGAGCGGGTCTTTGTGCTTCGCCCAAGCCTCGGTTAGTTTCTCGATGCAATTCGGCATGAGCCTGTCATCGCAGGAAAGCTGGAAGGCCAGGTCAGTCGGCGCGAGCGCATAGGCGACGTTGGCGACGGCAGGAATGCCCAGCCGCCAAGGGGCACGCCAGACGAGCACTCTGGTATCCTCAGCAACGGCAAACTCCTGGGGGTTGTCTTCCCCATATTCACTGATGTTGACTGTTACGCCCAAACCCTCTAAGTCCTTCTCCGTCAACCCCGCCATATCGTCCACCAGCACAACGGCAGCGGGCTGTACCGTCTGCGCCCTCACGCTTTCCAGGCATTCGGGCAGATACTTCTTGTACCACGGGTATGGTCCCACCGGGATACACACGCTAATCACAGGTCTACCCTTGCGAACACATATCCTGCCACAAGCGCCATCAATAAAATCCACCATGCTGGACGATGGCGCCATACAAATCCCAACACAAACCACAAGCGGTCAATCAAGGTCTCCATCCTCCCTTATCTTTGCCATAATCACGATGTCCTGGAATCCGCCGCGCTTCCACACGGCTTCCCTCAGCCTCCCTTCCTCTAGGAATCCACAGCCGCCATAGAGCGCCAGCGCCGCCTCATTGCCACACAGCACCCGCACCTCGATCCGATGCAGATTGGCCTCACAGAACGCGAAGTCCACCAGCAACCGCACGGCCTCAGCCGCGCACTCTGCGCCAAGGTGGTTCTGGTCGCCTATCAGCACGCGGCCCAACTCCGCATTCTGGTTGTGGTGGTCTATGTTTACCAGTGCGAGCGTGCCTATTGCCGCACCCTGCGCCGTTTCCACAATCCACATCCGCTGCGTTGCGTCTTTCACGTAGCCCGCGTACCACGTCTCTTGCTCGGAAACAGCGAACGGCCAGCAGCCGAAGAACTGCGAGGCCACGCGCGGCTCGTTGCGCCAGTACGCCACACGTTCCAAGTCGCTCTTTTCCAGTAGGCGGAGGCGGACGCGCTCACCGAGGATCATTTCGGTTCCCCAGCCAAAGGGTAGTACGCGCCGGGCCAGGATTCCCGCTTCTCGGATGTAATCTCATCTAGCGTAAGCTCACCTAGGAAGTCATGGTCGGTTGTGCAAGCCGCCAGCGCCTGCTCCTTGGTACTAAACACGCCCTTGATAAACCATACCTGACCATCTGGGGTTTCGGCCGCTGTATCTCCAACAACCCAAAGCCGGTCTATCATCCGCAGAACTCCTTAACCGCCGTTATGACGCGCTCCTGCTCGCCATCTGCCAGGTCGGGGAATATCGGCAGACTCACGAGCCGCCGCCACTCGCGTTCTGTTACAGACGGCGTCGGTTGGTCGCTGAACATCGGGTAGTGTGTCAACGGCTTGTAGTGCACCCCCGCGCTGATGTCCTTGCCCGCCAGATAGTCGAGCAGGGCATCGCGCTTCTCGGCGTCCACCCGTATCGGGTAGAGATGCCAGGTGTGCGCGGGATGGTCGGCGGGCGTCTGTACTATGCCGCTTAGTTCTGCCGTGTACCGCTCCGCTATTTGCCGTCGCCGCGCATTCATCTCCGTCAACCTATCGAGTTGCGCGAGGCCGATGGCCGCTTGCACATCATTCCAGTGACACTTGTAGCCGACTTCGGCGATGTCATAGTCCCAGGAGTATTTCTTGCCCGTTCGCTGCCAGGTGCTCCGGTCTATACCGCACCAGCGCAGTGCCCGCAGCCGCTCGGCGCGAGCGTCATCGTTCAGCAGGATGGCCCCGCCGTCGCCCGTCGCCAGATTCTTGACGGGGTGAAACGAGAGGCACACGCTATCGCCGTAGGCTATGCCGCCACAGGAATGAGCAGCATCTTGAATGACGATAGGTGGCGTATAGCGCCTGAATTGATTGATGTGGCCCGAAGCCGCAGGAAACCCGGCATAATCCACGAATATAGCGGCTTTGGCTTCACGATGCCGCCAAGTCCAATAGGTCTGGTCTAGGCTTAGACATAGCGTCTCAGGGTCTACGTCCTCAAACACCGGCTTTGCCCCACAGTACACGACGGCCAGCGCCGTGCTCGCGAACGTCAGCGCGGGCACGACCACCTCATCGCCAGGGCCTATGCCATGCGACAGCAGCGCCAGGTGTAGTGCAGCCGTACAACTGTTGACAGCGACACAGTGCTCCACGCCGTATCGCTTCGCCAGGGCTTGCTCGAAGGCGTGGACGTAGGGGCCTTCGCCGAGCCAGCCTGAGCGCAGGACTTCAATGACGTTGGCGATTTCCTTCTCACTGATACTTGGCCGCAGGACTGGTATCACTGGCCCACCTCAGATCCCCTAAGAACGCGAGCCTTGAATAATGCGTCGTTCACAAAAGCTATCGCTACCTCTTTTCGATCAGCCTCTGCGTAATTCATCGCCCTTTGCAGGTCTGCTATCATACTCTCCCAAACAGCGGGGCGTTTCCAGTTCGGGTTAAGCTTCAATGCCTCGGCGTCCTTCATCAGCGCCACGGTTTCCTCGATCGCCCTCTCTGAATGTTGCACCCTAGCCATCATCCCTTCCTCACCACATAAACCCGACTCGCGCCCAAGTCCCGAAACTCCCATCTGCCATAGCCATAGGGCAGAGTGGCCTTGGTAAGCATCTCGTTTACCAACGGAACATGGTACTCATAGTGATCGCCGCCCTCTAATTGCTTATCCCCCGCCGTAATCCACAGCGTGAAGATCGCCGTATGCCGCGCCACGCGGATTAGCTCAGCTATCGGCTTACTACAATCTGGCATGTGGCCGAAGACCTCGAACGCGCACGCTATGCCGAAGGAGTTGTCTGCGTAGGGCAACGCGAATGCATCACCCTGCTCGAATTGGCCTTCGTGGTAGACCTTTTCACAGATGCCCAACATCTGCTTGCTGTTGTCTACCCCGACATAGCGGATATTCGGGCCAATCAGGTTCAAGAGTGCATCATAGACAAGGCCGGTGCCGCAGCCTACTTCTAGGATACTGTCGGTTGTGCGGAGCATCTGGTCTTTGACGATGCCCGCCAGGACGCGGCGATAGCGCATCTCGTCTGGCGAGTCTTGCCAGTAACCGTGCACCTCGCGGGCCAGCGTCGCGTTATGCCACACTTCCCAGGGCCTCGTTTTCATAGCGTACCTCTAGTAATGGGCTGGGCAGCGAAAGGAAAAAACCGCCCAGCCCACAGGAGGGATGGTGGCACCCGCAGCCGCCGGACCATGACGGCTGCTCTCATTGTTCGCCGCCTTCGGTCTCAGATTGCTGTACCATCTCCCGCAACTCGCCTGTCGTCAATTGCCGCGCCTTCTCGCTGGTATACTCGTACCCAGCGGGCAGGTTGCCCCGATGTTCCGTGTACGCGGGCCACACCTTGAAATACTCGCCCATATCCTCGGTGTGCATTGCCTCACCAGGGTGTATCAGGCTTTCGTGCTGTTTCTCGCCGGGCCGTGTCCCGATGATCTCGATGCCGCAGCGCGGGGCCACTGCGAACGCCAGTGTCTCCATTGTGCTGGCTGCTGCCTTCGGCACAATCACGACGCCACACTCGGGCTCGCGCATCCCCATCTCCACCAGATCAACCGCTTGGCCGAGAGTCAGCCAGAAGCGCGTCATCGTCGGGTCGGTGATGGTGATAGAGCCTCCATTCAACATCTGCTTGCGGAATAGTGGGACGATGCTGCCCCGGCTGCCCAGGACATTGCCGTAACGAACACAGACGAACTGCGTCTCCCCCAGGAGACACCCTTGTGAGAACATCTTCTCCATCAGGGCCTTCGTGTGGCCGTAGCAATTGTAGGCTCCCACACTCTTGTCGGTGCTGATACCCACGACGCGCCCAATGCCCAGGCTCACGGCGACGCGCACCAGATTGCGGCTGCCGAGCACGTTCGTCTCCACCGCCTCCATCGGGTTGACCTCGGCGGCGGGCACCTGCTTGTTAGCGGCAGCGTGTATCACGATGTCATGCTTTCGCATCGCCATCGCTAGGGCACGCTCATCGCGGACATCACCCAGCACGTAGCGGGCGCTCGGGAAGCGTGCCTTGACCTGCGCCTGCTTCACCTCATCACGGCTATACACGGTGAACTCGTCATCCCATCCCCGCGCTTCAGCACGCTTCAGGATGGCTTGCCCGAGGCTTCCCGTACCGCCTGTCAGGAAGATGCGCATTTGCATTTCCTTCGCAAGTGATCAGTAACCACTGCCTGAGCGAACCCGGCAATAGCCCCTGCCCTGACGGCTTCCGACAGATGATGTTCGGCCATCATCGGATTGAAACGGGCCACTGTGAAGGCCAAGGCCGCCAATTCCTCCTCTGACCACACTAGCTCAGTGCCAAGACGGGCGATGAACGTCCCGTCGGCCTGGAATACATCAGCCCACACGCCACTTTCCTCGCTCATCAGTTCACCGGCCCTTCCGGTGGTACTATCGACGGCACCACAATCAGGGAGAAGTCCTTGTGGCGGGCCAAAAGGTGTTTGGCGTACTCGACCGTCACGGCCTCAATCCACGTATACATGCTTTGGTCATTCGGAACTTGTGCATGCAATTCCTTCCAGAACGCCGCCACAATCATCGCCATGTGCTGCGCCAGCTTCTGCTCGGTGTCGAGCCAGGTTGCGAGGGCGATGCCCCTCGGTTGGTTAGTGTTTGGTCCTTTGGGTGCCATCAACCTCTCCTTATAGGGACCGATTGCTCGGCCCCTTGATTCGCTTGGGGTACTAGTCCCGATTCCACTCGCTGTAATAGCTGGGTGTGCTCGTGCTCACCCGGCCACCGTCAACGAAGTACCCGTCAGTCGGGAACGGCTCCCGCGTGTGCTGCAACGGGCTGTACTTGACGTTGTTGAGACGGCCTGCCAAGTACGGCGTCCTGAGTATGATGCGGGGCTGAATCTCGGCTAGCCACAACAGGCAGTTGTTGAGCCGCGAGAACGTCCAGGAGTACATGCCGCCATCGCTGGCAAAGTAGTGATCAGCGGCCAGCCCCCCTGGGGCCTGCCGCAGCCACGACTGGCCGATGTTGTAGTTGAAGAACTCACCGTACAACGTCGGCACGCGCCCGCCCATCGCAGAGAACGGGAGCAGGAAGATGTCCGATGAGAACTCCCCCGGCTGCAACTGCGCGTTGTTGGTGTTGGTATCCTCCGGGATACCATCGTCAAGCAACACGGGCACCTGGCTGCCGTCTACCAGCAGATAGCGCCCATTCCGCATGGCGTCCCGCATTCGGATGCCCTCGGCGGCCTCGGCCATGTTCATCTGATTGTTGCCGTCGGGGTTGGACGAGCAGCGATTCGAGATGTAACTGCACGGCCAGCACGAGGTCAGCTCATAGAACAATTCCTCGCGCATCACGAACTTGAAGTCCACCGGGTCCATTCCCATCTTTACCGCGTTCTTTTTCAGATAGCGGTACAGATAGGTGAGCGTTTCGACGATACTCGGTGAGCCAGAGCACACGTCCTGGTAGTTGTAATCCTTCACGTCGGAGTCAACCGACGGGCAGGACGTGGCGTCCAGGGCGTCAATCTTGCCGGTGCCCACGAGGATTTCCATGCCAGGAAACTCCATGTAGGCCGTCCCGTTGTTGTTGGCAGGATTGCCTATCCACAGTTGCCGGGCCAGGAGCCGCTCGAAGGAGATTGCGACCTCCACGAACGCCTGCGCGATGTCGTTGGCAAGCGGGTTAAGCCCGCCGATTGACGGCGTGAGTTTGTTGCCGGAGAAGATGGGGTTCACCAGCCGCAGGTCGTCGGGGTCGCTGCGATTGAGCCGCGCGCCCAGGGTGTTGACGTTGAACTCGCGGGTCTCGCGGCAGTATTTGCCGAACACCGCCGTCTGCGTGCAAACCTTCTTGATCCCAGCAGTAACGCAGTCACCGCAGACAGTTGACCGCTCGGAGCCGGTGTCGGCCCGAACGCCTGTAATGATCGAGAACAGCGGATTGGTGAACTCCGTCGCATACCAGGGTAGGTTCGCCAGGATGCCTTCAGGTCGAATGACCGTCGCAAACAAAGCCTGGTCTACCCCCGCCGTAGTCAGCAGCCCGCCCGCGCCGTGCAGGAGAGCCGCCGTCGAGGGAGTGCCCGACGCCGACTTGCTGCTTTTCGCATATGTGGCGATAGCGGCAAGCTGCTCCGGGGAGAAATTATCGAGTGTCAGGGTTGGCATTGTCGTTTATCCTCCGTCTTCGTTCTGCCCACTCGCCTAGCTGCCGGTCGCAAAGCGATGTGCCTGCTGCGCGGCGACCTCAGCGATTTGGGCGAGGAACGGCTTAGTATCCTTGAGGGCCTCGTCTTGCTTGTCGCCCTCCTTGAGGGTATTATCCTTGCTGTGGCTGGCGGCCTTGTCGAACCACGAGAACACGGCGGCTGCCTTCGGCGTCATCGTGGCCGCTATCTTCTCGTCATCTGACTTCTGTGCCATAACCAGCGCTTGCTCGACCGCCTCCAAGCGCGTGCCTAGAGCTGCCAGTGTGTCAGTCTTGGCCTTCATGTCGGCCACGGCGGTCGAGAGATTGCCTAGTTGCAGGCGTTCGGCGACAGCATCAGCGAGCGGGCCAGCCAGCACGCTCACAATGTCCTCGATCTTGGGGTCAGCGACAGGCGCGGGAATGGCCTCGGCAATCGGGGCCTCAGCCGCTTCGACTGCCTTCCAGTCCACACCTGCGGCCTCTGCCGCCTTCCGCAACTCATCGGTCGTGCCTTCGAGTGCGCTTATCGTATCTTCTGGCAAGTACTTTGCCAGAAAATCCCTTTTCTCTTTGCTAAGTGGCATATCTGCCTCCTTCATTGTGGTGAATCCCGTCCACGGATTAGCTTCCGGGCCTTGTGGCGTTACGCTGGCCTCGAATTGTATGTAGCCATCAGTTACGCCATTCACGTCCATCGGTTTCGTCCTGACAAACCCGTGAGACATTGTGAGCGGGTCGGTTTCCTTCGCCATTGCCTCGGCAACGCCCTCTAAGCCTGGATCAAAGAGGCCGCTTTCAACCAAGAATCCGTCGGCGAAGTCAACCATGTCCGCCTTTCCTATGCGGCTGCCCGGCACATGCCACAGCCATAGCTCAGGATACTTGCCGGTCTTATCTGCAAAAGCAACGAAGTCCCGATGCGCCTTCGCGCTCAGGATTTCGCGCGGATTGTCATTGTCGCGGAAGTGATTGGATACCCAGCCGAACCAGCGGTATGCGCCGTCGGCCTGCTTAAACACGGCGAAGGTGTCCTTCTTGCCGCGCATAGCCATCAGTTTCTTGCGCATCGCAGCCGTCACCAGCTCGTCGGGCATGTCGGCCATGTCTGCCATCATTGTGGCCATCTGCTCGGCACTGACGGTCACGCCCATCTCGGTCGCCATATCCTCTATTTTCTTGCGGGAGATCGCCTTCTCGTCGGCCTCAGCCGTTAGGGTCTTGGCGAAGCCCGTAAACATCTCTGCCAATCGCCCGAATATGCTCATTGTCTTCTTGCCTCCTGGATTAACCGTTCGGCCTGCATTGTGAATACATGCAAAAACCGCGTTTTGTTCAGTTCCGCCCGCGTCAAGGACGGCCTGGGCCGCGACAGCACATTTGCGCTTTTCAGGCTCAGCCCAATTCTTTGCCACGCTTGGCACATTGTTTGGATACGAGTATGGCATATCAGCCTCCCCGCAGTATCGCCTGAAAGCGCCGCTTCTGTGGCGGCCATTCTTTTGCCAATATCTCTGTTACTGATTTCCAGCCGCGGCGGTGCATGTGCTCTGCCTGACCGGGCGTCTTGTGTCTCGGCCCCCGCACGTAGATGGCATAAGGCGTGGGTGAGCCAACCTCACCCACTAAGTCCCGACCTTCCCAGCGCGGTCCCCCGCCCTTGATCGTCCACGACTTGCCGAGCGTAAACGTGCGACTATATGTCAGCGATGGCGGCGCTTCATACTCGACCAGAATGATGCGTGTATCGAGCAAGAAGTCCTTCATCTCACTGAACAACTTCCGCTGAATGTTGGCGGCATTCACGACGGGCTTCTTGGGCAGAATCGGCTCGAAGCTCGCCATCATGCCACCTCAGCCAACGGCAAGGCCCCGCCCTGCCATTTGTTCACGTGCGCCCGAATGTACCGCCAGGACACGGGAATCAGAGCGCAACGACAATTAGTATGGGCTGGACAAGGATGTTCGCTGCCCTTCGCATAGATGTTCTTGTGAAGCGGCAGGCAGATGGCCTCGCACACCTTATCATCCTGTGCCGTCTGCCACTCCAAGCCCCCTACGTTCTCGTCGAGCCGAGCGGCCAGCATATTCCCCTCTGCGAACAGCCGCGTTGCTTCTGTAATCGCAATGCGCTTCGCCCGATTGCGGTCAAACAGCGGCTCGATGCTGTCAATCAGATCGGGCAGCCCGCGCTTGCCCAGCCCCTGCTCCTGCCAACTTAATAGCGCCTGCCGCAGCCCTTCCCGCGTCGTCTGGGTCATCTTGCCCCAGTAGAGGCTTTCTGTCGTGCGCGTGATATGCAGCGCCTCCTGGTGTATGGCGTCGAAGTCCACAATGACGCCGACCGACTGCGCGGCGACAGCACCCTCGACAACGAGCCTGCGCGTTATAGCGCCCAGGCGTGAGGCCATCTCGATCTGGACGCCTTGCCAGAACGCCTCGTCAGCCCACACGTCTTCAACCGCCTTCACGTCAAGCAATAGCATGTATTTCTCGCCGAATCCGCTTGTTCACCTTGTCCTGCACATCGCTCAGGATCGCCGCCATCTCCTGCTCGTACTCGTGTTCAAGCACGGTGCGCCGCTTGGCCCAGTAGTCATCGTCGGATAGTTCCTTGCTCAGGCGGTCGGTGACCTGTTGGTTCTGCGCGGGCGTTGGCGGCTGCGGTTCAACGATGGGCACATTCGGCTCATCCTCCTGGTGCCGCTCGTCATCCTGCATAGTGTCATCGCGGGTGACGTCGGCGTCGCCCATCATCGCCACAAGCTCGTCGGTAAGTTCGCCGTCCTCCAGCATCCGCTGCCGCTCGACCTCTGGCGTCGTTACGCCGCTGGTAACGTCCTTCTCCCGCGTCTGCGCCCGTAGGAACCGCACGCCAGCATCTGCCTTCATCGCCTCCAGGTCTTTCTCGTTGAACTTGAACGTGACATTCTGTGGCAGCACCTGGAAGTTGAACGAGTGCTCGACCAGCTTCTGGAATAGCTCCGGCCCCTTGCCACGCGCTTTGAGGTGCAATATCTCGCTCTGCTGCGATGTGCCCAGGCCACCGCCGGGCAACGGTGCGAGGTCTTGGTACTCGCACCCGAAGGCCAGCGCCAAGAGCGCGATGTACCACTTCATATCCTTCTCGACATCGAAGCCGTCGGGGAGGCTCTTGAGTAGGATCGTGGCTACCGATACTGTCGCCGTCGGGTCCAGCGTGCCTAGCACAGCGGGAAGTTGGAAGCGCAGCAGGCCCTTATCATTGGCGTTACCCGCCGCCTGTTTGAGCGTGTCTTCTAGCAGTTGCGTCCCCACACCACTGACGATGTGGAGCGCGCCAGGGTTGCGTCCCCCAACCTTCTCCAGGTTGTATATCTGTGTGTCCCGTAGTATTTGCGCGGCCCGCAATATGCGAGAGACAGCGCATAACCCGACGCCGTTCATTGTCTCTACTGGCGACGGGAAGTCAGTGAACGGTATCACCTGCCACCAGGCCATCTTGTGCTGCTGATTCTCTTGGTCGGTGTAGAGCACGGGAAACTCGCGGTTGCCTGTGCGAACGCAGCGCCCTGAATCGAGATGCGCCAGGCCCAGGAACGGCGCGCTCGGGCCCGCGCCATCGCGGATCACCTCAATAAACGCACCGTTATCCTGCGTATAGAGGTCGCACGATACCCGTTCGATGAATGACACCCACCCCGCGCCGAAGTCTGAGAGGTGAAGGCTCTCTTGTATGCGGGCGCAGGTGCGCGGGGGGCCTTCCAGCGTCCAGGAGAATGCGCCGTTGCGGGCGGCCAGCGATGCTACGGCTGAGGCCAGCCAGGGTTCCGTGGGCCAGAACTCGCGCAGCGCGCGGTCGCGCACGACGGGCGCCGTGCCCCACGCGGGGATGCCATCGCCGCTGCTGGCCAGCGTGAGGATGAAGTGCGGCATAGATTGGCCATCGCTGCCTGGCTGGACGGAACGCCGCTCTATTCGGTTCAGGTCCCGAATGTCTATGCTCACCTTAGACCCCTACGTACTCAATCTCGTAGCGCCCCACCAGATTGGACGCATTCGCCACGAGTATCTGACCTGTAACCCAGTCATTTGTACCGCCGTTCTCGTCTACAAGCTGGCGACTCTTGCCATTCGTCCCTGCGTCGTTGATGTTGTCGAACACGCCTGTGGTGTTGAGATCGAGGCCGTCAATCAGGGTGTCGTCGTGGGTGGCGGTGCTGGCAGCCTTGCCGACATCCAGTACGGAAGTTCCAGTACCACCAGCAGTGCCCAGGTAAATCATCACCCGCTTGATGAGTATCTTGCTTGCGTGAGGGTTCTGCCAGTTGAAGGCATAGGCATTGGCGAGGCCAGCAATGAGAGCACCAGAGGCAACGCGGATTTCACCTGGCCCAATCAACACATCGTTGTCTCGGTATGTTCCACCTGTGCCTAGTTCAGTCGTGCTCCAATTGCCCGAAGTATTATTCTGGGCTACATTGTGGTCAATCAACGTGCGGGCGAATGTTACCCCAGGTGCGCGCCAACCCCAGCCACTGTTGTCCTTCAGTTGGTTATGGTGGATAAGTCCATCGTTGACAGTACCGGAGACGTAGAGTCCTGCGGCTGTATTCATGTACGAAAGGTTATCGTGGACACGCATGTTGGTACAGGTTCCTGATAGGTAGATGCCATTATCGCCGTTGGCGGCAATGTAGCAGTCTGCAACACTGGTCTGTCCCACGGTATCCAGTGAAATGCCATAGAGCGTGCATTGGTCTATCCAGCAGTTCACTAAAGTCACCTCATTGCAGGACGCTAACTGTACTCCACTCTTAGTTGCGGTCAGTGAGTAGAATCCGAAAGCAGCTAGACCAGCGCCATTAGCCCAATAGAAGTTATCCTTTGGAGTGCCAACGGTGCCCGATGCAGCTATGACTACATCATACAGGAACCAGTTCTTTGACTGCGGCACTGCGCCAGCGCCGTACAGTCCTTCCTCGACTGTGTTCTGAATCCGTATATCGGTAAGTGTGAAACCTTGGAAGCCGGAGCCATCAATGCCCTTGCCCACCGTGCAGTTGGTTTTGTTGCCGTCAAGTGTCAGACTGCGAATCTGCACCTGACCCAGTGTCGTGCCGCTGCCATTTATGATAAGGTTGACCCCACCAGCCGCCGCCACTTGGATAATCTTGGTATTGTCTCGGCCCTGACCCTGAAGTATCAGCCTGTTAGCGATTGAGATAGCCGCAGCGATTGTGAACGTGCCCTCGCTAAGCAGCACCTTTCCACCACTAGCAGGCAGCGCATCTATCGCCGCCTGAATCTGCACGTTGTCAGCGACGCCGTCGCAGACGTAGTCAGCCTCAGCCTTAGCCAAGGCGCTTGCATTGGAGGCCGCGACCACCAGGGTCGCCGTTCGTACTGGATGAGCTGGATTATGTAAGCCGCCAGTCATTGCTACACCCCCTCAGTGACAAGCACGGTTTTGTTGGCCACCGAACTAATACCATTGACCTGCCCGAGCCACAGGGTTCCCAGCTTAGGCGACATCTCGTAACTGCCTCCGTTCGGATTCAGCCGGATGCCCTGATTGACTACCGCAGGCACCCCCAGGGCCAGATACACGAGCGTATCGCTGTCATTGATGATAAGCCCGTAGAGTCGGCTACCATTCGCCGCCAATACGACGGCACTCGCGACCCCCATCGTCGGTGCTGTGTGGGTCGCCGTCGTATACGCCCCATCTCCTCCAGGCATAGCCTGTACATCAACCTGTTGATGCCCATCGACATCCACGACCTTTGGCAGCCAGACACCCGAGACAGCCCCGGGCACCTTGTACCAACCGTATTCGTGTGATACGACGATCTCTCGGCCATAGTCATTGTACGCATTCGACATGACAAACCTCCTCAGGTCTAGGGTTGTTACCCCAAGCGCTCCGTAGCGCCAAGCCGATTAAGTATCCAAAAGAAAAGGCGGTCCGAACATTCGGACCGCTTTGTATCGCGTTCTCGTTATCAGGCCCCCGGCGGGGCTGCTATGTACAGGCGCGCCGGGGCCAGCCGCCTAGACTGTGTCTATGACCTGCCAATCTCCTCGCTGTTGCCGAAAGCCACCTTGACCTTGCAGGAATCGGCCTCCCAATGGAAGCGAATCTGCCCATTCTGCGCCAGACACAGGCGCTTCCCGTTGCGCCGCAGCCAGGACACCATGTCATTCACCATTGCATCGGCGACGGCGTCCCTGTTGGCGTTATTATACGGGCGGATGTTGTCAGTTGTCAATAGGTGCCCCTAGCGTTGCTTGTTTCGGGCAACGTAATCCTGCATTTGTTGGACCACCCACGCCTGTGCGTAGTTATCCAACGCCCATATCAACCTCCAGAGCGAGCGAAGTAAAACCATCCTTTCCCCCTACAGACTCAATCCCAGCTCATATCGTCTAAATCGGCAATCAACCTCTTGATATGCTTGTCGGCTGCCTTGAATGCTGACATCAGTTTCTTGGCTTCCGCCGGCCGGTCTGCAAATGGCACGCGCCGCAGATCAAAGTCTACTATCGCAATCCCTGTCAGGTTCTCCCCATTCAGCACCAATTCCTTCTGTTCCGTGGTCATCTTTCCTCTCCTAAACCGTATTCAGCCGCAGCAATTCCGCCGTCGCCATCGAGAGACTGACTACGCCGTCAATCTTCGCCATCTCGTGCTTCTTAATAAACCGGAGACGATTGTCCTCTTGCGGCGGCACTTTCGCCGCGCAGTTCTGGACATGCTGTCGAAGCTCGGGATTGCCGCTGTGGTGCAGCCGCTTGTCCTTCACCAGGTCATAGAGTTGCTTGTCGGCGACCAGCCTGTCATTGCCCTGCGGGAATGGGCGATACCACGTCTTTCCCTTCGCCCGCTGCTCGTTCGCCCAATGATGGAGTTGGTACTCGTCATAAGCCACCTGTACGACGTTGTATTCCGCCACCAGGCGGTCCACTTCTGGTGTGATGGTAGCAGTGTAGTCCATCTTGCCGCCTTGGGCTGGCGACCAAATGCGCGTGTAGACCTCGACCGCGTCCGCTGGTGTCCCCGGATGCCGCGCCACCATCGAGATGGCCGTACAGTCGCCGGACACAGAAGCATCTACCCCAATCACCACCTGGGTCTTCCCGCCCGGCTGTAATTGCATCCGGTCCTCGCAGGCGTCCCACCATTCGATGGGGAACGCCGCCGACTCGCTGGACACCCACTGGTTGCGGTGAACACGCTGAAACTCCGATGGCACCAGCGTCGCCGCCTCTTGCGCGTAGTATTCCGGTGTCTGCCAGGGCAAACGCGGCTCAGTATTCCAGAGGCAGAATAGCCGCGCTGCGTCATTCCCGTATGCCTCATCGAAGCACCCCAACCCACGCCCCGCCTTCACGCCCTGCGCGTGCAGCCCTTCCAGGATCGGCGACTCACCCGTGTGTCCGGCGTAGGTCTCGCACCAGCGGAGGCTGCGCCCGAACTTCATTGGTGAAAGCGTCATCTCGGTCCACATAGCCTTTGCCGCCGCGCTATTCCAGGCCCACAGTTCAGAGAACACGATAATGTCATCGTTGCCGCCCGCCTCGCCCTTCGGGTCTATCGGGATGGCCTCAATGCGAGCGTGGTTGGCAAACTCTATCAGGTAGGTCTTCTGCTTCACACCTAGCTTCTGAAAGTAGACCGGATTCAACTCAATGGCCCGTCGGATATAGAACGCCACGCGACTGTCCGCTTGTTTCAAGTCGTTGGCGACAACCTTCACACTCGCCCACGGATGCGACACAGCCCACCACAGACAGACGGCAGCGGCCAGCGTTGACTTGATACTCTTCTTAATGTCGGACCACACCACGGTCGAGTAGGCGAACTGGCCGCCATCCTCACGCAGCGCCTCGCGCAGGCACGCCGCCTGGTAGGGCGCGATGTGAAGATGGCCATCGCCTTCGGGGATGCGAAACTCAGCCTCTGCCCAGGTGATTAGGTCGCGGTGCTCAGTTGGCACAAGCGCCTGTTCTATCGTTGCCCGAAGGTCGCTAAGAAGACTTGTGGCCAATCAGCTTCCGCTCCTGCTCTGCGATTGCCTCGCCTAGTTGTTGCAGGGCATCGGGATGTGGTCGCAGGATGTTCACAATCAGCGTGCGCATTTCAATCCATTCGGGCGAGCCAGTGAAGTTCAGATTGTGTGTGTCTGCTACCTTGCCCTCCATGCGCTCGAAAACCATCGCCGCCGCTCCCAGGCTCCCATCCGCCGCGGCCTTCAGCAATGCGAAGAGAATGGCATCGCGATATGTAATGTCCTTGCCATCCATTTTCTTGCTAAGAAGTTTCCGCAAGCGGTCGGAAAGCGTGTGCAAACTTTTTGGTCTGCCCCGTGGGTTTCCTGTCTGGCCCTTGACGAATGTCATTGTTTACCCTTGTTTTACAACTCGCCCAGCGTGGTTATCGGCTTCGGTTTCACCATGCTATTCCCTTCCCTCCCACTGCTCGCACACGAAGCCCGCATTCACCGCGATGCCTGGGTTAATAGGTCGCCTGCAATAGCCTTCGTAGGCCATCTGTTCGCCCCGCCAGTCGTCCCAGTACCTGCAACCTTCACACTGATGGCATTCGGGGCCATCGCTTGCCGACGCTTCCCAATGGATACAGCCGAAGTCCGCCCCTACCAATATGAATGTCCCGCCGACGGGCGGTTGAATCATCACTGATGATGCCCCTCGCGCGATATTGCCACAGACAGCCCAACGACCCATGCACTCTTTGTTCCGGCGCCATATTTCGTCGCCGCCCGGCCCCCACCAGACACATTTGTTACACTTTCCCGATTCAGTCATCTAGCTCCCCGCTTTGCCTTCCCTGCGATTATAGCAGGAACTAGCAACGACAGAATGCCGCTCACCCAGCCCGCGAGATACCAGAGCGCCTCAGCGGGAATGTAGACGGTCATTGCTCCCCTCCCACTCGCCCGGCTGCACCCCATCGCAGCCTGGCGTCGGTTCCCCTCGCGCTCGCGGCGCGGACGTGCCCTTGCACGCCGCATAATGCCCGTGCTCGCAGCCCGCCAATTTCCATTGGGTGCCCTCGCGCCACATCGGGGCATCCGTCCACAGGATAGGCCCGCCCTTCACCGTCCGCACCGCTGTCTCCACTACCGTCGTGCCGTCGTGGTAAAAGCGACAATCTATACAAGGCCACTGTTGTACTGTCATCCTTCCACCTCCCTTTCCAACGATGATAGGTACTGCCCCAACTCGTATGCCCCATCAGGCAAGACTGAGCCTTCCCAGCGCGGCGGTTGTTTCTCAGCCCACGCCCGTAGTATCTCGATGTAGCGGCGCTGGGCTTCTGTCAGTGTCTCCATCTAACCCATCCTCTCCCGCCAACCCGCCGTGTGCCGCTTCCGCTTGTACGGATTCGCCTCAACCTGCTGCTCTACCGCAGCCTGTACCACCGGCACCAGCGCACCGTTCCGTTCCGTGTACTCTCTGCTACAGGCGCTGCATATCCAGTCGTCGCCGTCGGGATATAGTGGCCAGCCGCAGTGGGCACAACGCCAGCCGTCAAGAATCATAACTCGCCCCGCTCCTGCCGCTTTCGCTCCCGCAGATAGTCTATCGCCAAGCCCATCGGATACCGAATCACTTCGACAACGGTATCCCCCTCTACTTCGCATCCCATCTGCTTGCCGATCTTGTTCACTAAGCGTACCGCTATCTTGTCGCCGATTCGCCCCGCCACCACCGCCAGCTTTCCGCTTGGTAATCGGATGACAGTAATCTCATCCATCGTTCTAATAGCAGCACTGTATATGCGTAGTTTCATAGCGCCAGCCTCCCGAACAGGAACTTCAGCGTCTCCGATAGCACCCACACCACAGCCACAATCCAGGCCAGCAGGCCCAGGCGGTAGATTAGACCGAAGATCATAGCGCCGTCACCTCTTCTTCACCACGTCGCATCGCTGACATCGGTGCCAGAAATAGTGTTCGCCGCAGACCCATCCGCCCCAGTCGTGTAGGCCAAGACGACACAGGAGCTTACCTATCATCACTTCTCCCTCATCACAGATTCCCATCACAATCCAAATCATGCTATAATAGCCCCAAGTGAAAGCCCCCGCGCTGATATCAACAGCCGAGGGCGTGGCACAAGAAACCTGTGTAGGAGGCTCCCCATGCAAGACCATTCTATCATCCCCGTCGGCTACTGTCAGTGCGGTTGCGGCCAACTGACCAAGATTGCACCTCAAAGTAGCACGCGGCGTGGCTGGTTTATCAATCAGCCAATGCCATTTGTATCTGGCCATCACAAGCGGCCTATTCTCCTGATCCGTTTTTGGTCTCACGTTGATACGTCGGGTAATTGTTGGGTATGGACAGGGGCAACTGATAGCCACGGATACGGCCATTTTAGAGACCACGGTGTCACATACGCTGCACATCGATTCTCCTATTGCCTTACCTATGGCCCGATGCCAGAGAACAAGCCAGACGTGCTTCACACATGCGATAATCCCCCTTGCTGTCGCCCTGAGCACCTGTTTGCGGGTACGAATGCTGACAACAATCGTGATGCTGCCCAAAAGGGCCGCTCGGCGAGAGGAGAGCGTAACGGCCACGCTAAATTGACGGCACAAGATGTGCAGCAGCTTCGCCAAGCCTATATCGCTGGGGAAACTCAAACATCCCTGTCCTCCCGACTTAACATGGCCCAGTCTTCCATCAGTGCAATTGTGCGACGCCGAAAATGGAAACATCTCTAAGTTCCCACTCCGTCCTGCAAGGCACGTAAAATCCACCGCAGCGCCTGGCCATCAGCTATCTGCCCCGGCGTACAGCGCAGCACCCGCCAGCCCCGGAGCACCGCTTCGGCTTGCTTCTCGCAGTCCCCGCTGTAGCCCTCGCCCCGCGTGTGGCGGCCCGCTGTCCACACGCCGCCCTGAATGTCGAGCGCCAACATCGCATCGGGCCACGCATAATCCCAGCGCCATTTGCGCTCGCAGAAACGATGCTCCCGCGACGGCGCATAGCCCAAGCTCGCCAAGGTAGCGGTGAACAGTGTGTAACGATCTGAATCATCGCTGGTCATCGCCGCATCCCCTCGCTGTAAATCAGCAGCGCCCCGAAGTACGCCGTAACCAGGAACACCGCGAAGGCAAGCGCCAGGCACCCGATGGCCTTCAGCCGGTTCACGTTGCCATCTCCCCTACCCGTTTTGCCTGCGCCGCGCAGTAGGCGGCACGCCGTCGCCACGCTACTACCCGTTCCTTGTCTCCCCCGCGTGTCCAGGTGTCAGCCTTGCCCAGACAAGCGTCTGCCATCTCCTTCCAATCCTCTGCGCTCAATTCCTCACTCATTCGCGCCCCCCTCTGGCTCATAATACTCTGTCGGAAACACCAGGTTGGGCCGATACTGTGTCTTCCCCATTCGCATGTAGCACGGCTTCGCCAGTTCTGCCTGCGCCGCCGCAAGCTCTGCACGTAGCCTATTACGCTCCTCTATCAGTTCTTCCCGAAGCTCATCCTTCAAGTAAGTGTTGGCCTCGTTGAGAACTGCAATCTCTTTGTCCTGCTCCTCGATGACCGCGAACAAGCGGTCTATGTCAGTCGGGGCGGCGCGGAAAAAGGGGAACGCCTCTGAATCCAGCAGCATAATCAACTCGACAGTACCGATATTTGCCCGCCGCGCCCTGATGCCTGCCAAGTCGTCATGCTTCTCAGCCATCATTCCCCCTCTCACACAGCGCATCCAGCGCCCGCCGGAGATCAGCGACACTCACGTACACGTCGTCACCGAGAGCCACCAGGCCCCGCGCCATTGCGCGAACAGGGAACGTACCCTCTATCGTTAGGTCGTATTTGCCTTTCACCCGCACATACAGCGTGATCTCCACTCTTTCCACTGCCATCATTCCCTCTCCCCTCTCGTTCTAGCCGCCCGGCGCGGCCATAATGCGCAACCGTGCGCATTCGTGTTGCGCTCCCTCCCATTTTCGGGGTTTTCCCCTGTAATGCGCAATGCGCAATGCGCAAACCCCTAATATAAAAGAATTGTTGCGTATTATAGCGCATTAGCGCGCTAGAGAATACGCAACGGCGAGTGCGCAACTGCGTACTCCATTGTTGCGCATTCGTCCAACTAAGCATCTTGGGAGTCCTCATCTCTCGCTGCCAGCATGTACTTTGCAGCACTG